TTATTGGGACGCAAACGACTAAAGGAACGGGCCTAAAAATCCAACTACTTTAGGAGTAAGACAAATGAACACCTTACAACTCATCAAGAAGCAGATCAACAAAGCATCTGCTATTCACGATGCACAGATCACTCACACCGCATATCGTGGTGTAAAGTGTGAAGTTCGCAAACCAGCAAAAGAGTCTCACGGCACTTTCTGCTATCGTGGTCGCACTTATGTAAAGTGATATGGAAATACTACAAGTAACTGGGTTCGTAACCCTTTTTTCTGTAGCATTCATTTCACTGATATATGGAGAGATTAAAGTTCTTTCCAAATAATCACAGAGGGGTTTCATCCCCTCTTTTTTTATGTTATAATGTGGTGAAACAACACAGTATTATGGAGAAAGACCGATTAAAACTCATTGTCCGAAACCTTGAATTGCTTGTTGATTCACTGAAAGCAGAAGTGTATTCTGACGTGGATGCATATAAACCAAAAGATACTCCTTCCCGAGTATTGGATTATGACGAAGTATTTGAGGATGATGATGACTAGTAGAACTAAGGAACTTGTAAAGTTGCTTGAACGTTTAATCAAGCAAGATCATCTCTATGATGAAGAAAGAATTAAAGAGATGAAATCACAATTACGTGCAGTAAAACAGCAGATTGCTGATATTGAAAAGGAAAATTCTAAAGGATTTGGTAAATGAGTGTAAAACTGGTAAGTGTAACTCCCGATGCGGAGAAGATGATGGCATATGTTGCCAGAGTCTCAAACCCCAACAATCAAGAAAATCCTAACTATGCAAAACTGTTGGGTTACTGTATTAAGCACAATCACTGGTCTGTCTTTGAGCAGAGTTTTATGACTCTGGAAATTGAGACTACGAGAGGTCTGGCAGCTCAAATACTGCGCCACCGTTCTTTCACATATCAAGAGTTTTCACAACGGTATGCCGACAGTTCTATGTTGGCAGATACGATTCCTATGTTTGACCTTCGTCGTCAAGACACAAAGAATCGTCAGAACTCTATTGATGATATTGATCCGTTTGTGAAGCAGGAGTTTGAAATTAAGATTCGTCGTCACTTTGATGAAGCAATGGTCTTGTATCAATCCATGCTCGATGCTGGAATTGCAAAGGAATGTTCACGTTTTGTTCTTCCTTTGGCAACACCCACCAGACTCTATATGAGTGGTTCCTGTCGTTCTTGGATTCATTACATCACTCTGAGATCTGCTAATGGCACTCAGAAAGAGCACATGGATATTGCAGAAGAATGTAAGAAGATCTTTGTTGAGCAATTTCCCACTTGTGCCGAAGCCCTGGAATGGGTCTAAATATTTTATCTTGGACTTTTAACAATGGCAACGTATCCAGTAATACATAAGGAAACCGGTGAGCAGAAAGAAGTGAGTATGAGTATTCATGATTGGAATAAATGGTTAGAAGACAATCCTGATTGGCATCGGGATTGGTCTGATCCATCTACTGCTCCGATGGCAACAGATGTTGGTGAGTGGAGAGATAAACTCGTCAACAAACATCCAGGGTGGAATGAGATTCTTGATAAAGCATCGAAAGCACCAAAAGCAACTGTTAAAAAGATTTAAGCATGGCAAGAAGAAAAAGAGCATCTGCAAAGGATGATCAACCGATTGGAGTTGGTCTGACAACGAAGCAGATGAAAAGAAAGAAACCACTAAGTTCTAATTACTTGGTGGATATTGATCCACTCAATGATAATCAAAAGAGATTATTCGATGCATATGCAGAACAAAAACACATAGTTGCATATGGATGTGCTGGCACAGGTAAGACGTTTATTACCCTCTACAATGCCATTAAGGATGTATTGAACGAATATACTCCTTACGAAAGAATCTACCTCGTGAGGTCTCTTGTAGCAACCAGAGAGATTGGTTTCCTTCCTGGTTCCCATGAAGACAAGGCGGACATCTACCAGATTCCTTATAAGAATATGGTGAAGTATATGTTCCAGATGCCATCTGATGCTGACTTTGAGATGTTGTATGGCAATCTCAAAGCACAGGAAACGATTAAGTTCTGGTCTACTTCTTTCCTTCGTGGAACTACATTGGATAATTCTATTATTATCGTTGATGAGTTTCAAAACCTCAACTTTCATGAACTTGACAGTATTATTACCCGTGTTGGTGAGAATACTAAAATCTGTTTTTGTGGTGATGCACGTCAATCAGATTTAAACAAATCAAATGAAAGAAATGGTATCGTAGACTTTATGAATGTCTTGCGTAAAATGAATTCATTTGATATAATCGAATTTGGGATTGATGATATTGTTCGTTCAGGTCTTGTCAAAGAATATCTCACTGCAAAAATGGAATCAGGTTTTTAATGTTTAATCATGTTGATATCAATCTCCCTCAACTTGAGAGGGAGACCATTGATGGGGTGAGATATTACTCTGTCCCCGATGAAGAAGAACTTCTCCGACTGGTCTCCATTACTTCGGTGACCAGTCATTTTAATAAGGAAATCTTTGTTAAATGGCGTAAGAAAGTTGGTAATGAAGAAGCAGACCGTATCACAAAACGTGCTACAAGTCGTGGTACGGATATGCACACTTTGACTGAGCACTTTCTAAAGAACGAAGATCTTCCAAAGGTTCAACCTATTTCTGACTTCTTATTTAAGATCTCTAAACATAAGTTAAAGAATATAAATAATATTCATGCCCTGGAAGGTTCCCTATATAGTAAACAGTTAGGGATTGCGGGCACTGTCGATTGTATTGCAGAATACGAGGGTGAGTTAGCAATAATTGACTTTAAGACATCAGCAAAACCAAAACCACGAGAGTGGATCGATCACTATTTTGTACAGTGCATGGCATATGGTTGTATGCTGTACGAACTGACAGGAATTTCTGTCAAAAAACTTGTAATTATCATGGCATGTGAAAATGGAGAATGCGTCGTTTATGAAGAGCGAGACAAATCAAAGTACATCAAACTTCTTACCGAATACATTAGAAAGTTTGTTAGAGATAAACTGGAACTCTATGGAACCAAATAAAGAACTAGAGCAGGCAATTCAAAGTAAATTTTTGACACCTTCTAAGTTTGCAATCGAAATTGAAAAGATTGTTGCCGAAGAAAAAATCAATTACATTGATGCAATCGTTCACTATTGCGAAGTGAACGAACTTGAGGTAGAATCGGTGACTAAACTTGTATCCAAACCACTGAAAGAAAAACTGAAGTGGGATGCTACGAGACTCAACTTTATGAAACGAACTTCGAGAGCAAAATTGCCTTTATGAAAGTGACTCCATTTGATACCTACCAACATTATTTGTCACTCAAAAATCATTTCACAAATCCAAAATACGATTTCTTCAAGTATGGTGCGAAGACCCGTGCCAGTATGGCATCCTTCAATAAAAGAAAGGACAAATACTGGTTCGAAAAAACTTCACGCAAATATTCTGATGAAGAAGTCGTAGATTTTCTTGTATCCAATTTCACTGCCGCAGATAACCCACAAAACCTATGGATTGGAGAAATTATCAATTCTGGCGAAAGGACTTACGCCGATTGGAAAAAGAGAAAACAGAGTTCGACTTACTTGTTCAAAGAACAAAGCAACGAATTACTCTCGAACAACGAATTAGAGAGTCTATTCGATTGTTCGAAAGGGCACCCAATCCTATTAAAAAAGTTTCTTGGTGGAAACGTAAGTCTTGAGACGATGGTCATCTATGATAGAATCTTCTCGTTTAGGAAAAAGTTTGATAAGAAACTGACTGATCCCGTGTGGGAAACCGTCAGTTTGAAAATTCAAAAGTATAATCCTTTCCTAAATATTGACGTATTCAAGTTTAAAAAAATCTTACGGGACCTTTTAGATGAGTGAGTTTTTCAAGTCTGATATCATTCAAGAAGAATTGAATGAAATTAATAGAATGCAAGAAAAAATCTATGGAAGTCTTTTGACTTTCGGTTCAATGTCCCGTGACGAAAAAATTGAACACGTTGATATGCTGACAGACTTGCTGGAAAAGCAGCGAGTGATGTATACTAGACTCTCTCTTTCAGATGACCCACAAGCGGTCGAAATGAAAGAGAACCTTCGCAAATCAGTCGCAATGATGGGATTCCCACCAGAGACTGATATGCAATTCTTATTCAATAGTATGAGTGCTACAATCAAATCTCTCAAGGATTACATTGACACTTGAGACGACCACTGTTATACTATCCGAGTAAATCCAACAAATCCAACTAATCCGAGGAAATCCAAATGTCTTTTGCTGATCTTAAGAAGCAATCCAAACTGGGCTCCCTGACCCAAAAACTGGTCAAGGAAGTCGAAAAGATGAACAATGCAGGTAGTACAGGCGATGATCGTCTGTGGAAACTGGAAGTAGATAAAGGTGGTAACGGTTATGCCGTTATTCGTTTCCTCCCTGCCCCTGACGGTGAAGATCTGCCGTTCGTCAAACTGTATTCCCATGCCTTCCAGGGTCCTGGTGGATGGTATATTGAGAACTCTCTGACCACTCTGGGTCAGAAGGATCCTGTGTCTGAATACAACACGATGCTGTGGAACAACGGCACCGATGCTGGTAAGGATGCCGCACGTAAGCAGAAACGCAAACTGACTTACATTGCTAACATCTATGTTGTCAAAGACCCTGCTAACCCTGCCAATGAAGGTAAGGTGATGCTCTACAAGTTCGGTAAGAAGATCTTTGATAAGATCACTGCCGCAATGCAACCCGAGTTCGAGGACGAGGAAGCAATCGATCCGTTCGATTTCTGGCAAGGTGCCAACTTCAAACTGAAGGCAAAGAACGTTGCCGGTTATCGTAACTACGACTCTTCAGAGTTTGCACGTCAGGATGCACTGCTTGACGATGATGATGCCATGGAAGCAATCTGGAAGAAGGAATACTCTCTCGAAGAGTTTGTTGCTGCTGACCAGTTCAAG